AAGCCGCTTGGTCTCGTGACTCCCCAGGAATCAGGCCTGGTCAGTCGCAAGGTGCGCTGCGAGAACTGCATGTTTTTCGACCCGACCACAGAAGCGCGCAAACACTGCGATTTCTACACGCAGTTGAATCGCGTCATGCCGCAGTTGTTCGACCTGGACCGATATGTCGATGAGCACGGGTGCTGCAATGCGCAGACCCCGGGCGAGCGCGATCCGCAGGTATTTGGCCCCTTTGGGCCGCTTGACCCGGATGGCGAAGCGATGGATTCAAAGGAACACGCCACAAAGGTGGCCGGAGAAAGTGCCGCCGAAAAGGGCATGACTGGCCACCATTCAACTACTGACGGAGATTCGATCATGGCGAACAAGACCGAAGAGGAAATCAAGAAGGAAGCTGCGGACCGCAAAGCAGCTCGCGACGCGCGACGCAGCGCTCGAGATGCAGCCCGCGACAGCATGTCCGCCGAGGAGGAATCGGCAGAGGACGCAAAGGAATGCGCCGAGGATGCGGAAGAGGAAAAGGACGACGAGAAGGACGAGAGCAAAGAGGCGAAGGATCGTGGCCGCGCTCGAGACAGACGCGCCGGCGCTCGCGATTCCCGCAAGGGTGCGCGCGACAAGAAGGCCGCTCAGGACGCCGCTGCCATCAAGGCTGCAGCCGATGCTGCTGCCGCTGCAGGTAAGGGTTTGGACGCAGCCGAAGTGACCGCTCTGGTGAACAAGGCCATTGCCGGCGTCAAGGTGCCGAGCGCCGAGGAAATCGTCGCCCAGGTTCGCCCCGCCATTCGCAAGGAAGAAGCCGCGAAGGCCGCTCTCTACGGTCGAGTCTCCCCGATGATCGGTGCATTCGATCATGCGGAAATGACGCACGTCGACATGGCGACTTACGCCCTTGACAAGTTGGGCGCCCCGAAAGCGACCGATCCGGTAAGTGCGCTCGACTTCTATCTGGCGGGCCGCAGCCAGGTCGTCCAGCCGGCGCGCTTCGCCCAGGACGCCGCCGGCGAAACCCACGTCGACCGTTACCTGAACTCGTAAGCGGTCCGCATCCAATTTTGAGGAGATTTCCATGACTTTTCAGTCTGTCGTAAACGTTGACCTGAACCTCGGCGTTCCGGGCGACATCGTTATCGATGAGCCGAACCGCACTCAGCCCGTGACGCTCGCGGCCGCGGCGGCCATCGGCCTTTTCTTGACCGTAGCCAACAACACTGGCCTCGCGAGCCCTGGCGGCGCGCTTGCTGCTGGATCTGTCGTGTATGGCGGTGTTGCCGTGCTGCCGAAGATTGAGCCGCTGTTCGGCAGTTCTGCCGCCAACCCGCTCAACCCGAACTTGAACGTCCAGGCCAATGAGCAGGTCGCGATGCTCACCTTCGGTTCGTGCGTCCTCAATATCCCGAACGCGTGGAATGTGGGCGACTTCCTGCAGTACAACCTGGCCACCGGCGTGATTTCGACCTACAGCCCGAGCGGTGCGCCGAGCGGCGGTAACGCTCAGATTCCTGGCGCTCAAATGACGCGCTTCGGTAACGCCAACGCCGGCGGCGGCTTGGGTATCGCCCGCTTCAACGCGCCGAATTAATTCAGCGCCTTTCCACTTTTTAGGAGACTTTTAATGGAACTTTCCGTTAGTCATTCGCGGCTTGCGCCTCACCAGGTCAAGCCGTATGCCATGTCCGTCAAAGACATCCCGGACATGGCCGCGGTTCGGGCGCTCGAAAAGATCGGCATCGGCTTTGAGCCCGGCTACCTGCGTGCAGCCGCTGCCGCGATGGACGCCGCATGGTCGCCCCAGGCGTTTCCGAATGTCCCCGGTGCCGTCGGAGTCACGACGCCCTCGGTCGTTGCCCCGATTCAGTTCTTGCAGAACTGGCTACCGGGCTTCATCCGGGTTTTGACTGCCGCGCGCAAGATCGATGAATTGCTCGGCATCAATACCGTCGGCAACTGGCGGGATGAGTGGATCGTGCAGGGTATCGTCGAGCCGATGGGCGCGATCGATGTCTACAAGGACTCGAGCAACGTCCCGCTGTCCGATTGGAACGTGAACTGGACCCAGCGCACCGTCGTGCGTTTCGAGTCCGGCGTGCAAGTTGGCCGCTTGGAGCAAGCGCGCGCCTCTGCCGCGATGGTGAACTCGGACGCAGAGAAGCGTGCCGCGGCAGCGTTGCGACTGGAGATCTGGCGGAATCTCGTCGGGTTCTACGGCTTCAATTCCGGCAGCAACAACACCTTCGGCATCTTGAACGACCCCCTGTTGCCGAACTATGTGACGGTTGCCTCGGGTGCCGCTGGCTTCACCTGGGCGCTGAAGACGTTCCTGGAAATCACCCAGGACATCATCACGGCGATGAACCAGTTGCAGACTCAGTCCCAGGACAACATCGATCCGGAGAAGGTGGACACCACCCTGGCGATTCCGATGCAGGTCGCGCAGCAGCTCTCCAAGCTGAATGAGCTCGGCACGCTGTCGGTTCGCATGTGGCTGAAGGCCACGTATCCGAAGTGCCGCCTGGTCACCGCGCCGCAGTTCGGCGCGGCCAATGGTGGGGCCAACGTGTTCTATCTGTGGGCCGACTCAGTCGAGGATGGCGGCACGGACGATCAGCGCACCATGATCCAAGTCGTACCGACCAAGTTCATGGCGCTCGGCGTCGAGCAGCGTGCGAAGGCCTACATTGAGGACTTCACCAACGCGACTGCCGGCGTGCTGGTCAAGCGTCCGTACGCGATCGTGCGCTTCACGGGTATCTGAGGAACAACAACAAGCTGGGTGGCCGGCTTGTTGTTTCTCTCGAATTTTTATCCCATCAGTCAAACGGACGATTCAAATGGCAAAGCATGTTTTCAGCACCCTGTCTGCCAATACAGAGTACGCGGATTGGGTAACCCAGCCGGGCGTCAGCTCCATTGAAAAGAAGGTTCTTGTTCGTGGTGGTGCTGGTGTAGCGACCCAGGGAAACGGCGCCAACATCTACACACCACAGGGCGTGCGCACTGAAGTGTCGGATGAGGACGCAGAGTTTCTCGCGAATCACGGCATATTCAAGTTCCACCAGGAACGCGGGCACGTGAAGATCGAGAACATCGCGAAAGACGCCGACAAGGTCGCTCAAAAGATGGACACCGACGCTGGCGGCAAGCCGAAGACACCGGCCGATGTGGCAGCGGAAGCGGCCAAGGCGGCAAAGGAAAGCGGCCTCACGCCGAACGAAACGCTGCAGGCCGTCACCAACAAGGGGAAGTGAGATGGCGAAGCGAACATCGACCAGCACCCTATCGGATGCGTTTCAGCGCGCGAGATCCCAGGGAGAAACTCCAGCACGGGTTTCTCTCATCATGGGCGGGATCAAGTACAGGTCAGGGCAGGCGCCCGCCCGGGTGTCTCCGACGGAGCCCGTAAATCCTAGCGCTTTGGCAACGCCGCTGCAGTGATCACGCCGCCGGTCTACGACGACGTCAAGTTCCGTCAGCAGTTCCCTGCCTTCGCGAGCCAGTCTGCATTTCCCGCAGCCGCGCTTCAGTTCGCATGGAACATGGGCGCGAACTGGGTGAGTCAGACGCCGGCATCTTGGGGTGTCGGGGCTTCCAACCCGGCGAAGCTTCAGCAAGCGGCGGATCTGATGGGCGCTGTCGTGACCTATCAGCTGTACGGTCCGGCATCCGGAAACGCGCAGACACCGAGCCAAGATGGTGAGGCGCCGGGTGCGGTCACGAGTGCAACTGAGGGCAGCGTGAGCGCTTCGTTTCAGTTGCCTGAGATCGGAACTTCGGCATTCGCTTCCATGCTGCTGGCTTCGCCTCCCTATGGGCGGATGTTGCTCGCGCTGCTACAGATTTCCGCTTCCGTTGGTCCCTACATTCCAAGCGGCCGCTTCGCGCGGGTACCGCCTTAAATCATCGAGGATTCCATGAAAAAGCTACTTTCCTTGTTCGCCGCGGCAGCCCTGTTGTGCGCGATGATTCCCGCCGACGCGCAGGTGCCTCCGGGTTTGATGCGCTTCGGTACCACGGGCGCATTCGCTCCGCAGGTCGGCAACTGCCTGAGCATCATGGCGATGAATTCCAGTGGCCAGGTGGCCACGGATAGCCAAGTTCCCTGCTCGCCCTCGATCATTACGGTGGCGTACACGAACGCGACCACGAGCTTCACGCCGATCCTTTCCTTGGCGCCCGTTCAAGGATCGACCGCGCTGCGGGGTGAATGCACCCTGACGTACCAGGACAGCAGCACCTCTGGAACTGCCACCTTTGCGATTGGGCTTAGCGCTGCACCAACGAACCTCTGGGTCACGTCGACTCCGACTACGGGCACGTTTGTTGCTCCGACCTTCACGACGATTACCAGCACCACGATTACCGCAGTTACCTCCGCGCTGGTGACCACGACGGCGAATGCCCCATACCAAGCCTACCTGTCTTTCAGCCTGGTGAACGGGACAGCCCCCACTACATTGACGGTCTACGCGCAGACGAACGGAACCGGTACCGTAAGCGTTCTCCCTGGCTCTGCTTGCTCCTACATCGTATAGGGTGATGGGCAAGTCCCTCGACTACGCAAGGATCGCGCGCGCGCTTTCCGATCGCGCCAAGTTGTTCGAGGGCTCGGTAGCCAAGGTCGGTATCCCGGCCGGCAAGACCTATCCGGATGGCACGAGCATCGCCTATGTCGCAACCATTCATGAGTTCGGGGCTCCCGAGGTCAACATCCCTGCGCGTGCGCCACTTCGCGTCACGCGCAATGCGAAATCGCCGGAATGGGCGAAGCTCTTGGGCGAGGGCGGGAAAGCGGTTGTGCAGCGGCGCATCAGCCTGGACGGGATGCTTGATGCAGTTGGCCAGGTGGCTGCTGCCGACATTGTTGAGACGATTGCCAATCGGCTGCCGCCGCCGCTGAAACCAGCCACGGTGGAAGCGCGCATTCGGCGTGCAAAGAAAGCCAATCCGAAGTTTGGCGCTAAAAGCATCCCCGTCACGCTCAGTGTGCCGTTGGATGACACCGGCGCGCTCACTGCGCATGTTTCGTACGGAACGGGTAAGGCTGGCGAGACATTCGAAGGCGGGAAGGCCGTCAAGGGGTAAACATGCACCTTCGCCGGCTGGTTCGCGGGTCAATTAACGCCGTAAATCGCGACAAGCAGATTGTGTGGCTGGCCTCTCGAGGAACGCTACTCGGGGCGGGCGGTGTCGCAACACCGATCTACTCACCAGCGCAGAGCGTCTGGGCGCAGATCCAGCCGCTGTCGACCGATCAGCTTGCCCACCTCGAGCAGCTCAACATCCAAGGCGTACTGAGGCAGGTATACCTTCGAAACGCCGTGGCCTCGGCCGTGCGCGTAGATGGGACTGGCGGTGATCTTCTGCAGTTTCCGGAGTTCTGGACGTCGGCCGCCGAGCAGGTCATGGCCGCATGGACTGTCGATTCGCAGATTATTACAGCGGACTCTCCATCCTTCGACGCCTCAGGAGTTCTGCCATTTACGCCGCCGCCGGTGCGCACATGGCTTGTCGTGCAGGTCCCTGAGCAGTGGGACAGCTGGTGTCGCGTCATCGTCAGGCTGCAGAACGACATGAACAACGTTTTCACGGCGGACAGTTCGACCACCGCCGATTCTTCAGCGACAGCCTGACATGTTGCTAGACATCACCGACAGCGACGTTTACGCGGCTCTGGAGGGATTCTTTAAGCTCATCGTCCCGCCGGGCACGCCGATCGTTCGCGGCCAACAAAACCGCGTGCCGATGCCGAGCGTCTCGTGTGTGGTGATGACCACCATCGGTGCGCCAAGACGCATTGGTACGAATGCGGAAAGCATTGAAGTCGCTGTGATTGATTTCACAGCAGATAGTTCGATTACTGCAGATTCTTTGGTGACTGCAGATTCTGGTGGTGGTGTTAGTGGCTTTTCGGCCGACAGATCGGTGGCTGCGGATTCTTCAGTGACCGCCGATGGCGGGGTTTCCAGATCTGGCGGGATCGCCGGCTTTATCGCCACGATTGAAGCGGACTTCGAATATTCGGTGCAGGCGGATTTCTATTCTCCTGACGCTGAATCCTGGGCGATGAGCGCAGAACTCCTGTGGCGCGGCAAGATCGGCTGGGCCTTTATGCCCGAGGGTATGAAGCCTCTCTACAGCGAAGGGCGTATGCAACTTCCCCTGGTTGCCGGCGAGAATCAATGGATCCAGCGCTGGACCATGACGCTCGTACTCGATTACGCGCCGACCTTCACCCAATCAACGCAGGCAGCAACGGTGGCGAGAGTGGTGCCTGAAGCAATTGATGTTTTATTTCCAAACGTCTTCCCGGCTGTCTTCACGGCCGATAGCGAAATAACCGCCGATTCCGATCTTACGATTTAACGCGGAGCCTACATGTCCACTATTCCCTTTAGTCAAGTCGCCAATATTCTTCCTGGCGTACTGGCCGCAGGCGGCAATGCACTTGATCTGAATGCTGTTGTCTTGACCCAAAGCATTTATGCGCCGCAGAACGAAGTGCTGGCATTTGTTGGCGCGACTGGTGCCGCCGCTTACTTTGGTCAAGGCAGTCCCGAGGCTCTCGCCGCTGCCGCGTACTTCGAGGGTCCAGACAATAAAACTGCAACGCCTGGCGCACTTTACTTTTTAGGGTATGCGGAAAATGCAGTGCCCGGCTGGTTGCTGGGTACCACTACCGCGCTGACGCTCGCCCAACTTCAAGCGCTTTCCGGCACTCTCATCATCACCGTGGATGGAGTTCAATTCACGAGTTCCAACATCAACCTAGCGGCCGTCGCCAGTTTCTCGGCAGCCGCTGCCGCCATTCTTGCCGCTTTCACGGCGCCTTCATTCACGGTCGTGTTTGATGCGATCCATCAAGCGTTTTTGTTCACCACGGTAGCGACCGGAACGGTAGCGACGATCACCTACTGCACGGGAACGTTGGCTCATGGCTTGGGTCTTGATGTCTCCTCTGGAGGTACGATCTCGCAAGGCGCCCCCGCCGCAGTTCCCGCGGCGCAGATGAATTTCCTCATTTCGATTTTCCAGAATTGGGCGACATTCTTCACGACTTGGGCTTCAGCCTTAAACGAACAAGAGGCATTTTCCGCGTGGTCGGCCTCGGTGTCACCACGCTACGCCTACATCTCATGGAATGAGGCTGCTGCAGATCTAATCCTGAACAATTCTGCTAGCTTCGGAGGATTTCTTAAATCAACCAATGCCTCAGGAACGTTGCCTGTTTATGGCACCATGTTGCACGCGGCATTTGTGGCCGGCTACGCGGCCTCTCTGAACTTCAACCAGCAGAACGGCCGTCGCACACTGTGCTTCGAATCGCAGGCGGGGCTCGCCGCATCGGTTAGCGATTCCACCACTTACGCCAACGTGACCTCCAATGGCTACAACGTTTACGGAGCGTTCGGCTCGAACAACCCCGCGAACAACAGTGAGTGGATGACACCAGGATCGGTAGCGGGTCCATTTCTGTGGGCGGATACGTACTTCAATCAGATCAAGCTCAATGCTGATTTGCAACTAGGTCTGGTGACCGGTTTCAAATCAGTAGGTCAAATCCCCTACAACAGTGACGGCGATGCACTGCTGGCTGGATTCTGCAAACCGGCGATTACGGCCGCGCTTAGCTTCGGGACCATCCGCAAAGGCGTCAGCCTATCTGCATCGCAGGTCCAGCAGATCATCAATCTGGTGGGGTCCGATGTATCGGCAACCATCACCGCGCAGGGCTATTACCTGTTCACGAATGCGGCAGGAACTTCGCCTACCGTACGCCAGGCGCGAGGTACGCCGCCCGCCATTCTGCTCTATCAGGATGGCCAGAGCGTCCAGAGCATCACCATGCCTTCAATCGTGATCCAGTAGGAGTTAGACAATGGCCAATGGAAATTCAATCACGAGTGCGAACGCAAGTTTCAATCTCACCATTCCTGGCGTCTTCAGCTCCGGCGTGTTGCTAGAGAACTTCGCGGTTGATGACATGTTCGACGGCGATCCGCAGGAACTCACAGAGGATCGTGTCGGCGCCGATGGGTTTTCCACGCTCGGTTATATTTTCCAGCGCGGAAAGATGCGCATCACCTTTCAAGCGAATTCCGAGAGCATTGGTGTTTTCTTCGCCTGGAAAGCCGCGCAGGACGCCATTCGGGATGCTATTGCCGGGGAAGTGAAAATCATCTCTCCCGCGCTTGGATTGGACGTGGATTTGACGACCGTCTCAATCAAGAGCATGCCAGTTCTCCCGCCGCACAAGAAAGTGGCCGAGCCGTTCTCGGTCGAGATTGGATTTGATCCCACCTGGCAGACGACCTCAACCTAATGGCGCGCAAAACCGGCACGATCACGATCGACGGGGGCCGTGACAACGGCAAGACTTTTCGCCTCACCGAATGGTCTGCCATGCAGACCGAGCGCTGGATTTTGCGTGCGGTGTTCGGATTGGGCAAGTCGGGCGTGGAAATACCGCCCGAGATTCTGCAATTGGGTGCCGCGGCGACGGCCTACGCGATCGCCAGCCAAGCATGCAAGTTGCCTTCTCGCTTAGGATTGAAGCTCGCGGATGAACTGATGGAGTGCGTGAAACGCGTAGAGGCTACGGCTGATCGGACGCTCGTCGAGAACGACACCGAGGATCTGTCCACACGCTTGCGACTTAAGAGCGAGGTTCTGAAACTGCACTTCGGTTTTTTCGTCTTCGCCGCTTCCCCGAGCTCGGCTCCTCCGGTGAGCGGCACCCCTCCGTCAAAGCCATAAACGTTTCTGGGATTGTTTCGGCGGTCATCGATTCTGGCCGGGCAACTCTTCATGAGTTGGAAACCGTCTATGGAACAGAGGGCCTGTGGGATCTGTTCGAGATCCTGGCCGTCTCGCAACACAATCAGTACCTAGCGGTGAAGCGAGCCAATAAGCAATAGGTGATATTTTGCCGACGATCATCGACAGCTTATTCCTCGAACTCGGGATCGACACCTCGAAGTTCTCGAAGGATCAGCAGCAAGCGCTCGGCAAGATCCAGCAGTTTGAAAGTCAGATCAAGCGTACCTCGAGCAATGCTCGCGGCAGAATAAAAACAGTCGGGGAAGCGTTTCGAGATCTCGCCAATGACTCGCGCCTCGGATCGAGCGCTGGACATTTCGAGAATCTGGCCGACAAGATCAAGATGCTCGGCATGAGCATGTCGGCCTCTGGAGGCGCCGGCGCGCCCCTTGGCATGATGGCCAGGGGGTTGGGAGCCTTACTCTCGCCCCTGGGCCTGGGAGCCGCTGCAGTCGCCCTGGTGGGCGGTGAAGTCTGGGACTTCAACAAGAAGATGACGGCTGCGAATGCCACCATCTACCGCAACGCCCAGCTGTCTAACATGGCTGGCAAGAACATGTGGGCCTGGGGAGAGGCCGCAAAAACGGTTGGCGGAACTCCGGAGGAGATGCAGGCCGGTATTTCCGGTCTTCAGACAGCCGTAGCCGGCATGATGATCGGTGTGGGCAATGCGAGTTCGCAGCTCACCGGCCTTGCGCGTTTGTCGATGTATGGCGCGAAGTGGAATCCCCAGAAAGGCGTTGATATCGATAGCCTATTTGGCGCGACGTTCAAGATGGGCCAGAGCCAAGGCTGGGCAAAGACCTGGGCCTTAGTATCCGGCTACGGTCTGATGAATCAGACCGAGTTCAATCTCGCGATGCGCGGCCCCGCCGGCGTTGCCGACTTTAAAAAAGCGCAAGCCGCTGCCCCGAAAAGCATCGAGTCCATCCTCGAGGAATCGCTCAACGCCCAAGCGAAGCTGGGTGAGAGGCAGATCGCCGCGGATGCTCTCGCCGAAAAGGCGTACGGAGCGCTGCAGAAGCCGATGGAGTCGGTCGTCGATTGGCTGACGAAGATTTACGGCGTTCTCGACTCAACGCTGGGCCTTATCGGCAAGGTCGTTGACTTCCTTCTTCCAAAGGAGCTGATCAAAGAGGCCAAGGGCATCGCCATGGCCATTCCCAATGCGCTTGGAAAAATGGCGAGCGGCGTGAAAATGCTGATGGGATTGGGCGTCCCCGCCCTGGAGGCGGCGGCCCTGGTCGGTAACCAGATGGCGGAATCCTCGATGGATCCTCTGGCAAGAAATGGCAGCCACGTCGGGCTCATGCAGTGGGATAAGTCCCGCCAGGCGGATTTTGCGAAGCGATTCGGCTATCAGATGGGATCTGACGGGGTCTCTTCCGATCAGCAATTCCTGGATCAGGAAAAGTTTGCGCAGATCGAATTGGAGACCACGAAGCGCGCGGTTTCGAAGGCGCTATCCAAGATTCCTAGCCTCATCGGAAAAACCTTCGGCGTGATGCATCTTGACGAGATCGTCAATGATGATTCGTTCAACAGGCGCCTGTCTTATGCGCAGCAAGCGATGGACTCGATCAATTCGGCAGCGGCTCGTTCGGGCGTCGTACAGCACAACGTGACGAGCGAAACGCATATCGGGGAAGTAAACGTTCATACGCCATCCACCGATCCAAAGGCACATGCGAATGCCGTTGCTGAAGGAATCACTGATCATCCGCTGATCAACCCGAACGCGCAGGGTGTCGTTTCTTTAGCCACTCGGGGCATGACGGGGTGAGCACGCAGTTCCCAACGGTTCCGGCGTTGCCCGGGGTTCCGAATCTAGCTCGATTGGCGACGTCCGCGCAGGTCAGTGCCAGTGCCAGCATATCCGGCGAGACTCAAGCGCTGGCAGCGCAGCTTGGGCTGCCGACAACGGTAACATTCGGCACGTCGGCACTTTTCTCAGGCTTGGGGCTGGAGTCGCTTAATTCCCAGTCAGCGCCCCAGCCGGAAAATCCGGATCAGTTAACGCCTGGCGGCCTGCCGCCTTACGGCATTAGCGATTCGAGCAACAACACGGTCATCGATCCGGATTCGGTCGTGGAATTCGAGATCAACGCAGGTTCGACCTTGAATACTCACCCGGTCGAAAAGGGAGGGTTCGAGGCGTTCAACCGAGTCCAGGAGCCTATCAGCATTCGAATGCTCATGGCCTGCCAGGGCAAGCAGATGCCGCGTTCGACGTTCCTATCGACCCTGCAGAGCCTTAAAGAAGGCACGCAAATCGTCACGATTTCGACGCCAGACACGACCTATCCCAACATGACGTTGCAGGGGTTTGGGTACAAGAAAACTTCCGACCGCGGCGCCGTGACAATCTGGGCAGACACGCAATGGACAGAAGAGCGTTCGAGCAACGTGACAGTCTCGGCTCCCCCGACTTCGCAGCCCCAAGGTGCGTCGACCACTAATCTTGGATCGTTGCAACCAGGGGACCTAGCTCCGCAGCAGCAGGCATCGATTTCTAATCCGCCTATTGCCCCAGCTCCTTTGCCGCAGCTCTACGAGAACACGCAGCCTCCCTCCGGAGATGCGTGGTGACGCAGCAGGTGTTGTCGGTTCAGCCGGTCCCGTCACAGACCTTTCAAGCGACGCTGGGCACGCAGAATTGTCAGATCACGCTGCAGCAGATGAGCACCGGGCTCTATGCGAGTCTCTCGATCAATGGCGCTCCGATCATCTCTGGCAAGTACTGCAATGATCGAGTGAACCTTATTCGTCAGGCGTACTTGGGATTCAAGGGGTGGCTTTATTTTGTGGACACCACCGGGAAACAGAACGACCCGAATTACAAGGGCCTCGGATCGCGCTACTTGTTGGTCTATGAATCGTGAGCTTCGCAGAGAGGGTATTGAAGTTCACCTTCTCAGGTGCAAAGTCCGGTAGTTTCTCGGCCGCGGGATTACGTGCGGCGGCCAATATCCAGTCCTACCCGGGTCGGGCGGGAACGACTGCTCAGGTGAAAATCTGGGGTCTTACTCTTGACCAGATGAATGCTTATTCATCGGTGATACCGGCGCTGGTTGCGGCGGAGCAATTCAATCTCGTCATCGAAGCTGGAGATTTGGGGCAACCACTCACGCAGCTTTTGAACGGCCCGATATTGCGCTCGTTCATCGATCTGTCGGGCGCGCCGGATTCAGCATTCATCGTGACGATGATCAACACGTTTCTGGCGGCAACCCCGATTGCGTCGCAATCGCATCCGGGAATAACCGCCCAGGATCGAATCGCCTCGATATGTGCTGCCGCGGGCCTGACGTTCGACAACAGTGCTGGTGCGACAGCGCCGCAGAACAATCAGACCACTTATGGTTCGGCTATCGATCAGATCGCGCGGATTGCAACCGCCGCGAAATTCGAGTGGAAGATAAACGGCAAGACGCTTTCCATCTGGCCTAAGAACGGTTCCGTTGATGATGTGGTGATCGATGTAGGCCCGAACACCGATCCGAAAATGGTCGGATATCCCGGGTACTGGGAAGCTGGGCTCATCGTGACCACGCTCTTCAATCAGCAGGTTCAAATCGGTCGAAAGATGAATGTTGTTGACTCCAGCATCCCGAAGGCTAACGGTCGCTGGCAGATCATTCAAGCGCAGAGCGAATTGACGACGATGCTCCCCAAGGGGCCTTGGTTCACTACCGCGATCCTGGCGGCGATCAACCCGTGAGCGCGACCCCGAATTTCACGGCCGCGCAGATCGCATCCGAAGCGCTTCGTCAAGAACTTCTGATCCTATCGATCCTCAAGGATGCGCGCACGGCGATCCCGGTCAAGGTCCTGGCCGTGCATCCTGGCGAAGGTAATCCGCCGGCAATAGGCACCGTGGACGTTCAGCCGCTGGTTCAGACCGTGGACGGCACTGGCAAGCTATGGTCGCTGGCCGAGGTCTTCGGAGTCCCATTCTGCCGGATCCAGTCAGGTGCAAACGCCATCGTGGTGGACCCGTCAGTAGGAGACATTGGCCTAGCCGTGACGTGCGATCGGGACATCTCATCGGTCATCGCAGCAGCTGGTCTCGCGGGGCCAGGCTCCGCGCGCACGCATGACATTTCGGATCTGGTGTACGTGCTCTCGCTGCTGAGCGCCGCGGACATTACGCAGTATCTGCTGATGAATTCGAGCGGTATCACGCTACTTTCGCCGAACACCATCACGATCCAGGGACAGCAGATCAATCTTGTTGGGCCCGTGAATCAGACGAGCGGCGATGTGACGCTTGCGTCAAAAGTGACCGTGCCGAACGTTGATGCGACCACGGATGTGACGGTACCGAATGGATCGGTCAATGGCCATGTCCACTCCGACCCGCAGGGCGGCGTCGTCGGGCCGATGACTGGCTAAAACAGCCACACGAGGTTTCTCATGATTCGAAGATTGTCCGCGCTCTTTGCGGGGCTGCTGCTGTGCGCGACTGTTTCCGCACAAAGCATCCCGAACGGCATCACGCAAGGGCAGGTGTGGACCGTCCCTCAGTGGAACACGGCATGGCAGTCGAAGGTCGATACGCTTGGGGGAATTCTCAGCAATCCGACGATCTCAAGCATCACTGGATTGACGCAATGCTTGCACGTCAACACTGCCGGTCTTATATCTGGCACGGGAAGTGACTGCGGCAGCGGCGGATCGTCATCATTTAGCTCCATAACCAGCGGCACGACTACAACGCTGGTGGGTGTTGTCGGATCAGGCGCGAGCCTCACGCCGTCCGGTACCGGGGTGATAATTGCAACCACGGCACCCATCACAGGTTCGACGCAATGCGTTCACGTCAACAGCGCAGGAAC